CTCTCCGACGGGTGCGAGGGATGCGTGCCGAGCCTGTCGCAGATGACAGGGCAGGAGACGCGCATCTCGATGGCACCGACGCAGGCACGGATCTTCGACGTCGTCACGGGGGAGGTCGAGGAGGCATGAGCAAGGCCACGGAGGACGACCTCGCGCGGATGACCGTGCGGGAGCTGAGGGAGCTGGCCCGCGAGATGGGGGTCTCGCTCGGGTACGCGTCGGCGACCAAGGCCGACATGGTCTCGTGCATCTCGGGATACCTCAGGAGGGAGGACGCATGAGCGGACGGGCGATCGAGACGTTCCTGCCGATGGTGCCTCCACGGGTGACGCACAACGACCTGGAGGTCCACAGGGTCGGAGGAGGCAGGGCCACCATCGGGAAGTCGGCGGACCTGAGGGAGGCGGAGGCCGCCCTGGGGGCGAGGGTGGCCAAGGTGGCTCCCGACGTCCCGCTGTCGGGCCCGCTGCGCCTGCAGGTCCGCGTCTGCTGGCCGTGCGGCGGCAGGCACGGGCAGGGCGAGCCGATGCGCGACAAGCCGGACTGGGACAACTTCGCGAAGACGTTCCAGGACGTGCTCGCCCGGTGCCACGTCATCCGCGACGACAAGGACGTGGTCGACGCACGCGTGGCGAAGGCGTGGGCCGACCCCGCGGGGATCTGGTTCAGGGTGGAGGAGCTGTGATGGGGGACGGGAGCGTTACCGGAGATGCCCCATTTGGGGCATCTGGGGCATCTTTTTCGAGACGGTCGTACGTCCCGTGGACGTGGGCCGAGTCGAACGCCGTCAGGACGCACCCGGAGATGACCGCCAAGGAGCTCCACGAGATCGTCCCTGGGCACACCGTCGAGGCGATCAGGTCGTTCCGCAAGCGGTCAGGGAGGTACGCCCCGGATGCGGTCCCGCTGTGCCAGCGGTGCGGGGAGCATCCCGTGTGGGAGGACGCCGCCGACGCGAGGCGTTGGGGCCTGTGCAAGGAGTGCGCGCTCGAGGAGAGGTCGTACCGCTCGAAGCACGGGTCGGACCTCGCGAGGAAGGACAACGCGATCAGGCAGGCCAGGTTCAAGGACCGACACAGGAGGAAGGGTGGGAAGTGACATGGTCGACTGGACGTCGTTCCTATGGGGAGTCACCTTCGCGTTCGTACTGCTCGTCGCGTTCATGGTCGGGCTGGCGGCTGGCATGCATGCCGCCGAGCATGACGACAGGTAGGCGACGAGTGATGCGTCCCGGTCCTTCGTGACCTTGGCCCGAAGCTGTGGCCATGGAGAAAACCGGGACACAGCCGCTCGACAACCAGCGATGGGAGCGGTACTGCCACGAGCGCGCGGCAGGCAGGACGCAGCGCCAGGCGATGCTCGTGGCCTACCCGAGCAGGTCGAAGTGGAAGCCCGAGACCGTAGATAGCAAGGCCGCGCGGCTCGAGTCGGATGGCAGGGTCAAGGCAAGGCTGGACGCCCTCAAGCGGGCTGCCGCCGACGCCGCGACGCTCACCAGAGCCGAGGTCCTGTCCGGGATGGGCGAGACCTTCCGAAAGGCACAGGCGAGCAACCGTGCCGGTATCACTCAGGTCGGCGTGCAGGCCGTCTCCTCCATCGGCCGCACGCTCCTCGACGCGCTCCCTGCCGAGGCACCGGAGGACGCGCCCGAGATGGTGGCCGACTTCGCCTGCCTCGTGGCACCACCGTTCCTCGCCCCGCACAGGCAGGTCGCCCGGGACGTCGGCGGCGAGTGGTGGGAGTTCGGCGGGCGCTCGTCCGGCAAGAGCTCGCACGTATCGCTCGAGGTCGCCTATGGCATGATGCGGCACCCGGAGCGGTCGGCCTACGTGACCATGCAGCGCCAGAAGGACATGCGCGAGGGGGTCTTCGAGCAGCTCTCGTGGGCGCTCGACGCGCTCGGGGTGCGCGACCGGTGGACGTTCCGCACCTCTCCGCTCTCCATCACGAGGCGCGAGACCGGGCAGGTCGTCCTCTTCCACGGCATGGACTCGGCGGACAAGACGAAGGCGGTCAAGGCCCCGTCGGGCACCTACTTCGCCTACCAGTGGTTCGAGGAGGCCGACCAGCTCTCCGGCATGCCGGCCATCCGCACGGCCGAGCAGTCGACCACGAGAGGCCCGGGCCCCTTCTTCAGGTTCGTCACCTTCAACCCGCCGAGGAGCCGCGACTCGTGGGCCAACGCCGAGATCGCACGGCGCGAGGCGGCGGGCTCCGAGGTCTTCCGCTCGAGCTACCTCGACATGCCGAGCGAGTGGGTGCCACAGCAGCTCCGAGACGACGCCGAGGCGCTCAGGTCCGTGGACGAGGAGAGCTACCGCCACGAGTACCTGGGCGAGCCCGTGGGATACGGTGCCGAGGTCTTCGCCCGTGCCACGGTCCGCGAGGTCACCGACTCCGAGCGCAGGCAGCTCGAGCGCCACGTCTACGGGGTGGACTGGGGATTCTCGACGGACCCGTGGGTGTGGCTCATGGCGGCATACGACCCGGCCACGCGCACGCTCTACGTCCTGGACGAGATGCACGGGCACGGCCTCTCGAACGCCGAGACGTCCCGCATGGTCTCAGACCGCATGGCCAGGTCCCTCGTGGAAGACGACGGCTCCGTGGTCGAGGACGCCGAGCCGTACGCCACTGTCGAGTGCGACGGTGCCGAGCCGAAGTCCGTGGCAGACTACCGCGAGGCCGGCATCCAGGCCGTCGCCGCCCCGAAGCAGGGCCGCCACAACGTCCACAACTCCGTTCGGTGGCTCCAGGAGCGCGCCGCCATCGTCATCGACCCTCGCTGCGAGCTCGCCGCCCGAGAGATCCCGGCCTACCAGTACGCAATGACGGGCGACGGCGAGGTCACCGGGACGCTGCCCGACAAGGACAACCACAGCATCGACGCCCTGCGTTACGCGTGCTCGACCCTCATTGACGAGAGGGGCAACGTCTAGGAGGGCGCTATGTCACGCAAGGTCACAGGGTTCCCGGCATGGGCCACGAGGTTCCTGAGGCGTCTCGGGTACCGCCCCGGGAACGTCATGGACGAGCACGTCCGCGCATGGTGGGGATGGTACCAGGTCGACAACGGCTTCTACGGGGTCGACCGCTCGGACACCGGGCGAGGAGACTGCCCCGACCGCCACCTCAGCCTCAGGCCGGCGCGCATGGCCTCAGACGAGTGGGCCAGCCTCGTCATGGACGACAAGACGCAGATGGGCTCCGAGGACGCGGCGGTCAACGCCTGGGCCGAGGAGCGCATGGGCGGGTTCGTCGGCGACGAGCTCGACCACCTCGCGCTCTCTTTCGCGTTGGGCACCGGCGCATGGGTCGCCGACTTCGACGGCATCGTTGGTGACTCCACGTCCATGGCCACGGCCTCCATCTCCTTCTACGACGCATCGCAGATCTGCCCGCTCGAGACCGACGGGGACGAGTCCGTGTCGTGCGCCTTCGTCCGCCGCATCGAGCACGGGCGCGAGACGCTCGACCAGCTGCAGGTGCACGAGCCAGACCCGGGGACCGGGACCTACCACGTCCGCACGTGGCTGTTCGGGGCGAGGGCGCACCAGGCCCCGCTCGTGGCCGACGACATCATCGCCGACCTCGACACGGGGACGACCCTCCCCTGCTACGCCCTCGTGCGTCCCGCCATCGCCAACACCTACGAGGAGTGGACCCCGCTCGGGGTCTCCGTCTTCGACGACGCCCAGGACGCCATCAAGCTCGTGGACGAGGCTTTCGACGCATCCTACTGGCGGCTCCGCGTGTGCCAGCCCCGCATGGTCGTGGACGAGACGGGCCTGCGCCGCGACCCAAAGACGGGGGACCTCGACCTCGTGGGGACCGTCGACAAGCGCGTGTTCAAGGCCATCTCCGGTGGTGGCGACCACCCGCAGCCCGCGACGGTCTACGACCCCGGCCTGCAGGCGCAGGAGACCGACACGGCCCTCAACTCAGCCCTCAGCATGTTCTCGGCCAAGTGCGGGTTCGGACCCAACTACTTCAGCTACTCAAGGCAGAGCGGACTGAGGACGGCCACGGAGGTCTCGGCGGACAACTCGCAGCTGTTCCGCAACGTCCGACGCCACGAGCAGGTCGTGGGCGCCGCCATCGAGAGGCTGGTGGCAGGTGCCTACGCCGCCGAGACCGCGCTCCGCACGGGCACCGACCCCGGGACCCCAGACGTCACGGTCACGTGGGACGACTCGATCGTGGAGGACACCGCAACCGAGCGCAACCTCATGAAGGACGACATCAGCCGCGGCCTGTGCCCCGCCTACCTCTACCCAATGCGCTACTACGGCATGGACGAGGACGCGGCGCGTGCGCTCGTCGGGGCGCAGCAGGCGGTGCCCGAGGAGGTCTAGCCCATGGGGTGGATCGACTCGCTCGCGGCATCCATCGTCGGTGACGCGGAGGAGGCGTTCGTCCAGGAGCTCACGGGGCGGTTCGCCTCGATGCTCGAGGATGGCGTCACGAACCCCGACCGGCTCTCGCTGCTCTCGCAGGTCGCTCGCCAGGACGCGCTCTCCGTGTGGGCGCGGCACAAGGCCGAGGTAACCTCCGCCACCACGTCTGCCTTCAGGGAGGCGCTGTCACAGCAGGACGAGGCGCTCTGCTCGAGCCTGGCCGCCGCATACGGCACGTCGAAGAACCGCACGAACGCGGGCAACAACGCCATCGACGAGGCCGCACGAGGCATGGCCTCGATCATCTCGCGAGACAACGTCGCCCTGGCCGACGGACTCACCGACCGCTGGTACCAGGTGACCGCCGACGCCGTGACCAGGACGCAGCTCGGGGACTCCTACCGCTCGGTCATGGAGGACGCCGTGTCGCGGCTCTCCAAGGCGGGGCTCACCACCATCGACTACCGGAGCGGCGTCAAGACGCCCGTCGACGCCGCCGTGCGTCGCCACGTGGTCTCCCAGGCTTCGCAGTGCAGGGCCGACCTGCTCATGCGCCGATGCGACGAGTGGGGGTGCGACCTCGTCTCGGTGGACGCCCACTGGGGCGCGAGACCGAGCCACGCCGCCTGGCAGGGCAAGGTCTACTCACGCTCCGGCAGGTCGACGAGGTACCCGTCGCTCGTCCAGGCCACCGGGTATGGCACGGTAACCGGCCTGGCAGGGGTCAACTGCAAGCATGTCATGACCCCATACGTCGAGGGCTACAGCAAGATGCCCGACAACGACTTCTCCGACCAGGAGAGGCTCACCGGCATGACCTCCGACGAGTGGTACGAGGCCACCCAGAGGCAGCGCGCCATGGAGCGCAAGGTGCGCTCGCTCAAGCGGAGCGTGTCCACGGGACAGGACCGTGGGCTCGACATGACCGCCGACAGGTACCGCCTGGGGCGCGCACAGGCAAACCTGATGGCACATTGCGAGCAGTACGGCCTGAGACGCGACTACGAGCGTGAGAGGGCCTACGCGGTATCTCAGCAGCCTCGTGGCCTCATGAACGTCCCGACGAGCGGCCTGAGGATGACAGAGCGTGAGGCGAATCGATATGTCATGTCGACGTGGCAGAGCAAGGTGGTGCTCTCGCAGAAGCAGAGGCAGCACATCCCTGGAACCGACGAGTGGGACAAGAGGGTCGGTAGGCTCGGGGATGACGATCCGATGCCGAGCTCGCTGTCGATAAGCATTGATGACGTGCAGGGGCTCGTTGACAGGCTGCATGGAACTGGTGTCATACACGTCTCGTTCGGCGGTGGTGTGAGCCAGATAAAGGAAACCGTCAGGTCTGATACGGGTATCATAGGGATGTGGACGTCGGACTCCGGGGAGGGGTCTGAGACCGACATGTTCACGATCCATTACTCGAAACGTGGGGTCCACATCGTCCCATCAAGGCCATCTGCAGGGAGATAGACATGCTCAGCGCGAAATATCTTGAGGCATGCAAGCTCCTCGATAAGGCAGGAACTGGTTCTGTCAAGGTCAAGGGCGGCACGGTCATCACGGGATCGCTCCTGGACTGGTGCAGCATCACCGATGACCCCGAGGGGCGTGGGTACATCACGCTCATGACGGCCGACGGCCACGCGACCGACGTCTACTCGGACGAGTTCTCGGAGCTGCTCGAACCAAAGCCCGAGGCCGACGCCGTCTCCTAGTCAAGGACACCACATAGACCGGCACCAGGGCCCTCGCAACAGCGGGGGCCTTTCCATCACCATGCGTTACCTCTGCCCGACCCTCTCATCATCGGGGCAAACCGTGCCCCGCGAGACGAGGAGGAAGGCACATGCCACCTGCATCAGCAGCGGGCGAGGGCTCACAGCCCCAGGACCCCAAGCCCGGCGAGGGAGCGAATCCCCAGGACCCGGAGCAGGACCCCAAGCCCCAGGAGGGCGACGAGGGAGAGGGCGCGAAGCCCCAGGACCCCAAGCCGCACGAGGGCGACACCGTCAACCGGCACCAGTACGAGCGCGACATCGAGCGGCGCGACAAGCGCATCGCGGAGCTGGAGGCACAGGCGAGGGCGTCGAACGACGCCAAGGCCGCCTCGGGCGACGAGACCGCCAGGATGCGCCAGGAGTTCGACGAGCTCAAGGAGCAGCTCGCGAGCGAGAAAGCCAACACGGCCCTCACCGCCGCAGGCTGCATCGACCTCGAGCTCGGTCGCGAGGCGCTCGCGAGGGTGGACGGTGACGTGGCGAAGCTCAAGGAGAGCAAGCCGTACCTCTTCGAAAGGGAAGACAAGACCATCAGGTCGACGGGCGGAAAGCCCGCCGGCGGCCCCACCGGACCCGCGAAGAGCATCCGCGACGCCCTCAGGGCCTAGGGGAAAGGAAGAGAAATGGCAACAACCCTCGCAGACCTCGCCACCAACTCCCAGGACAAGCTCGTCCAGGGGTTCATCAACGAGATCATCACCGACGACTACCTGCTCGGTGCCATGACGTTCGACGACTGCATGACGCCTGGCGGCACCAGTGACATGGCCTACAGCTACAAGCGCGTGAAGACCCCCATGTCCGCCGCGTTCCGCGCCCTCGAGGCGGAGCCCGCGCAGACCGAGGTGGCCATCGAGAAGGTCGTCACCAACGTCGGCATCCTGGCCGACGCCTGGAAGATGGACCGCGTCGAGAAGGACGCCGCCGAGGACCTCTACGAGCTCAAGCTCGAGGAGTCCAAGAACGCCATCGTCCGCGCCTTCAACGCCCAGGTCGTGTCCGGCAAGAAGGGCACCAACGCGTTCGACGGCCTCGGCACCATCCTCAAGGGCACGTCCACCGAGGCGACCTCCGCGGTCGACCTCACCGCCCTCGACCAGGCCAAGTCCCTCGACTTCGCCGATGAGGTCGGCACCATGCTCTCCGGCCTCATGCGCACGCCCGACGTGCTGCTCGTGAGCCGCGCCATGAAGGCGAAGATGGACTCCATCGCCCGCCGCATCGGTATCGGGACCACGACCGCCGAGACCGCCGGTGGGACCATCACCACCTGGGACGGCATCCCAGTCCAGCCGCTCAAGGACGGCGCGCTCGAGACGAACGACATCTATGCCGTCTGCCTCGGCCTCGACGCCTTCCACGGCATCACGCTCAAGGGCGGAAACGCCATCACCGTCACGCTCCCCGACTGGACCGCGCCCGGTGCCGTCAAGTCCGGGGACTGCGAGTTCGTCTGCGGCTGCGCCCTCAAGGCCACCAAGGCCGCGGGCGTGCTGCACCCGCTCCCGAAGGAACCGGCGTAGGCACATGGCCGCGCCGGAGCTGACATACGAGACCTATGCCGGCCAGGGCTACCTTGGGAAGCTCGGGGAGGACGCCTTCACGGACGCCCTCCCCCTGGCGCGTGCCAGGCTCGTGGCCATGACTGGTGACGACGTGCCTGACAGGTGCGTGACGGCCTGGGAGATGGCGCTCTGCGCCATGGTCGACCACGTGACGGGCGCTGACGGAAGCCACGACGGCGTAAAGAGCCAGACCATCGGCGGCACCTCGAAGACGTGGACGGATGCCGAGGCATCCTCCTCCGACGTCGACGCGGTGGCACCGTGGCTCGTCGGCACGGGGCTGCTCTACTCGGGACTGGGGTGCTGACATGGCCATAGAGCGCGACACCATCACCACCTGGCACAACACGGGGACCACGGCCAAGGCGTCGTGGCGCAGGACCGTCACCTCGAACGTGAGGGTCGACTGGTCGCACGGAAACGCACCAGCTTCGGTCGGCCCCACGGAGTCAGACACGCTCACCTGCTACCTGTGGGTGGACGTCGGCCTCGTCGCGGGCGACCGCATCGTGGTCGGCATCTCGCACGACGACGTTCCGCCGGCATCGAGCCTGCGCGTCACGCGCGTGCAGCCATGGACCGACGACGGTCACTTCGAGCACCTGGAGGTGGGCGCGAGATGAGCCTGACAATGAGGGTGAGGGAGGTCGAGACCTCCGGCATCAGCAGGAAGGTGTCCGCCGCAACCGAGGCAGCGCTCGGCATCCTTGCCGAGAACGCGCTGTCCGACTGCAGACCGTACGTCCCATACGGCTTGGGAGCGCTTCAGGGTTCAGGGAAGACGAACGGCGGTGCCGACGGCCACGCCACGATCGAGTGGGGTGGCACCGGCGACACGAGCCGGTACGCGCGCGAGCAGTACTACAACCCGCACGACCACGCGACCTCGCAGAACGCGCTCTACGCTCCGAAGGCGACCGACCACTGGTTCGAGCACGCGAGGGCCGAGCGCATGGACGCCTGGATTGGCCTCTACAAGCGCGCGCTGAAGGGGGGCCTGTGATGGTCGACCTCACGCAGACGACGCTCGGGTGGGTGCAGGGCCTGCTCTCACCCGTCCCGTGCGAGCTCGGGGCCTTCTCCGAGTTGACCGACTCGGCGCAGCTACAGCCGGCACCGACGCAGGCCGTCCTCAGCAGGTACCTGAGCGGAGGGGGCATCTTCCAGTACGGGTACGAGGTCTACCTCCGCACGCTCCCCTACGACACGCAGGGGAGGCTCGACGCCTTGGCCACGCTCGGCAAGGTTGCCTCAGCGATCGTATCCAAGAATTACCCGGAGGCGCCCGATGGCGTCACCTGGTACGGGCACGAGCTGACGTCAAGGCCGAACAAGGTCGGGACGGACGAGGCCGGCAGGGAGACCTGGCAGCTCATAGCGATAATCACATACATCGAGAGGGGATAGAGATGGCAGACGCACAGAAGATCGTCGGGGTGTGGGAGATCCAGCACTACCTCGCGTTCGAGAGCACGGCCGGTTCCGGCACGTTCGGTGACCACGTCCGCGTGACCGAGGACACGAAGTTCGAGACGAAGAACGACGACGACGAGTACAAGCCGAAGTACCTCGACCGCAAGAAGATGCCGAAGTACACCATGGGACGCACCACGTCCATCGAGGTCGAGATCGACGCGGTCGTCCCTGGAGACATCCAGGCGAAGCTCGCCGCATGCGAGGACGAGGTGAACGTCCCGGTGCTCTACACCCGCACGCTCAACTACGACCTCGTCAGCGGGAAGGAGTGCCCCGCGACGGCGCTCGTGGCCAAGCAGGCCAACGCGACGCTCACGATGGACCCGATCTCCGGGGACTCCGGGGAGCCCGCGAAGCTCACGGGGACCATCAACATCACCGGGGACTACACCGCCGGGACCTTCGACACCACGACCAAGAAGTTCACGGCCGCGACCACGACCACGACCACGGGGGCCTAGCAACGGAGTTCCATCGCGGACCATGGGGCCGTCCTTCGGGGCGGCCCTTCCGTTACCGCGGCCAGACCATCTCCGATGTCATCACACGCGACATTGGAGGAAGCATGGCCGAGAACCACGAACTCGCAGGAAACCCCACGAAGGTCGTCACCATCGACGGTTCCGACTACGAGCTGGAGGTCGGGAACGTGACCTACGCCCTCGACGCCCTGAGGTGGCAGCGCACGCTCCAGAAGGTCGGGCCCGACTCGACGGCCGATGACCTCGAGGACGTGGCGAAGGCGGGCCTCGCGATCGTATCGTCGGCGCTCGGTGACGATGCCGCGACCACCCTCATGGGTGGCAGGAACCGACTCAACCTCGTGCGCCTCGTCTCCCTCGTCAAGGTGATCGTGGACGAGTCCTCCTCCGAGGACGCCATGCAGGCCATGACCGACGCCATCGAGGACTTCGCGGAGACCGCGGACGAGGACTAGCACCGTGGACTGGCTCACCAGGGAACCGCCGTCGGAGGTCGACGTGTGCGGAGAGATGGTCCCGATAAGGAGCGGGTGGCGCCATGCCGTCCGCTCCTACTCCGCATCCGGGCAGGCCGCCGTGCCGGCGCTCCTCGCTTCGTGGTTCTCGGTCGGGTCGGTCATCGACCAGACGGCGTCGGCACACCCCGACGAGGCGGTGACGGCCGCCATATCGTGGCGCGACGCCGCGTTCTCCGAGGCGATGCCGTACGGGAACGGCGGGGTGTCACGTGCGGGTGGCAAGCCGACGTTCGACCTCCTGGCCGACTCAGCGATCGTGTCCGTCGACTTCTGGCGCATCTACCGCATCGACCTCAGGACCGCCCAGATGCACTGGTGGCTCTTCGCCGCCCTCCTCTCGGCGCTGATGCGCACGGACGGGTCGCTCGTCATGGAGGCGGCCTCCGCCCGCTCCCCCATCCCACGCTCTATCGAGGGCGACGCGCGACGCGACGCGGAGAGGCGTGCGGAGGCATGGGCGTTACCGCTGCCGGAACCTGAGCTCGTCAGGAGAAGGAACGAGCGCGTCAGGGAGGAGTGGTAGCCATGGCCGACGGGAAGGTCGTAGTCGACATCCTCGGCGACGACTCCGACTTCAAGAACAAGGTGTCCGAGCTCGGCAGGTCGGCGCAGCAGTCGATATCCGGCTCCGGGGCGGCGATGAGCGCGCTCGGTGGCACGCTCATGACGACCGTGACGGCACCTGCCATAGCCGCCGGGACGGCCGTCCTGGGGACGGCGACGAGCTTCGTGAGCCTGCGCCAGAACGCCGTGACGGCCTTCACCACCATGCTCGGCAGCGGCGAGGCCGCGAACTCCATGGTTCGCTCGCTGTACTCCTTCGCCAAGACCACGCCGTTCCGCTTCGAGGGGATGCTCGAGGCGTCCCAGCAGCTCGTCTCGATGGGCATGAGCGCCGACGACGTCATACCGACGCTCACGGCCGTCGGAGACGCGGCAGCTGCCTCGGGCAAGGGCTCCGAGGCGTTCGACGCCATCACAGAGAGCCTGGGCAAGGTCCAGGCCCAGGGTCAGCTCACTCTCGAGGACGTGTGGTCACTCTCGAACAACGGCGTCTCGGCCCTGCAGATCCTCGCCAACAAGGCCGGGGTCTCGACCGACGAGATGAAGCAGGACATCTCCGACGGTGCCATCGACTCGGCCACCGCCATCCAGTGGCTCGTGGACGGCATCGAGAACGGAACGGACGGCATCGCGGGCTCCACCGCCAGGATGGGCGGGATGATGGCGGACCTCAAGCAGAACTTCCAGGGGTCCGTGGACTCCATGAAGTCAGGCTGGAGGAACCTCGCCCTCGCGGCATCCGGAGAGGCCGACGACGTGGCAGGCTCCACGTCGAACCTGCTCGACGTGCTCACGCCGCTCGTCCAGGGCGTCACGAGCCTCATGAACGGTGCGGCAGGGGCACTGCGTGACTCGGGCGTCTCGCTCCTGCCGGTCATCCAGCAGGTGTCCGACGTCATCGGGAACCTCTCGAAGGCCATCTCGGGCATGGACCCGTCGCTACTCTCGTCGATGGCGAGCGGGCTCGGGCTCCTCGCTGCGGCCGGACCCGGGCTCAAGATAGCCGGCAAGGCAGTGGAGGGCGTCGGAAGTGCCGTCGGAGGTCTCTCTGGGACCATCAGCTCGGTCGCCGGGACGCTCAACCTGGGCGGCATAGGAAAGAGCGTCGTCGGGTCGGTGTCCGAGATAGCCCCGAAGCTCAAGGGCCCGATGTCGTCGCTCAAGTCCGCGCTCTCGTCAGGGTTCGCGTCTGCCGTGACGGGCCTCGGCCCTGGGGCATGGTCCATGGCCATGCGGGGCAGCGTCGTCGCGCAGAGCGCCATGTCGAAGGTGTCATCAGCCGTCGGCAAGGTGTCCCCCGTCGTCGGAAAGGTGACGTCAGTCATCAAGGGCGTCGGTGGCGTCGTCGCGCCCGTTGCCAAGTCGATAGCGTCGAGCTTCCTCGGGATAGCAGGCGGGGCGCTCAAGGCAGGTGCCGTCATGGGCACGGTCGGCGTCCTCATCACCGGGGCGCTCGCCGTCGCGCAGGCGTCCGGCATGTCCGTCGACGGCATCATGCATGACGTGAGCGCGGGCGTCCAGGGGCTCGGGACCACGGTCCTGGCCGCCATGGACGGTCTCGCGGCGCAGCTCCCCGGCGTCATCCAGTCGATGACGACCTACCTCCCGCAGATAGTCAACTCGATAACGTCCGTTATAACCGAGATAGCTGGCAGGCTGTCGGGCATGATGCCTGAGATAACGCAGGCCATGACGCTCGTCATGACGTCCATCTGCCAGCTCGTCATCCAGAACGCGCCAGCACTCCTCACCGCCGCGATCCAGCTCTTCACGGCACTCGTCCAAGCGCTCGGGCAGACCATCCAGCAGATAGCACCGCAGCTGCCAGCCATGGTCCAGCAGATAGGTCAGGCGCTCGTCTCCAACATGCCGGCGCTCCTCATGGCGGCTGCACAGCTCTTCCTCGCGATCTCGCAGGCGATAGCGCAGAGCATTCCGCAGATCATCCAGGGCGTGGTCGGCCTCATCCAGACGATCGTGACCACGTTCCCGACGTGGGGCCCTGTGCTCGGGCAGGCCGCCCTCACGCTCTTCATGGCCATCGTGCAGGCCATCCCGCAGATACTCGGCCTGCTCCTCGGGGCCATAGGAAGCCTCCTGTCCCAGGCGTGCGGTGCGGTCGGGGGGGCCGTCGGGGGAATGCTATCGGCAGCTGGCGAGTGGATATCCGGGGTCGCCGACGCGGTCGGAAACGCCGCAGGTGGCGTCGTCGGGGCGGTCATCGGGCTCCTGTCGCAGGCAGCCGGGAACGTCTCGGGGGCGGCCGGGGAGATGCTCGGTGCTGCCGGGGAGTGGATATCCGGGGTCGCTAGCTCGGTCGGCAACGCCGTCGGCGGCGTCCTCGGAGCCATGGGCGACCTCCTGTCGCAGGCCGCGTCCGCAGTCACGAGCTTCGACCTCGCCAGTGCCGGCCAGGACCTCATCCAGGGACTCGTCAACGGGATAGGCGACGGTGCCCACTGGGTCATCGACAAGATCAACTCCATATGCTCGGACGCGCTCGGTGCCGTCAAGAGCTTCTTCGGCATCGCCAGCCCGTCGCGCGTCATGGCACGCATGGGCGGGTACCTCATGCAGGGCTTCGGAATCGGCATCGAGCATGACGGGTCGGCGGCGGTCGACGCCATGACGGCCGTCATGGGCTCCGTCTCCGATGCGGCGTCGGTGGACATCCCGTCCGCCTCCATCGCGGCGGCGTCGACGATCGCAATCAGCGCGGTCTCGGCCGCGTCGACGAGGGCATCCGAGACCTCCGCGCTCGCATCAGGGTACCAGGCGGTCGTCTCCGCCGTTGGCTCGCTCGAGTCGAGGGTCGACGCGCTGGACAAGGGGCTCTCCGACAAGCTCGACGTGAGGATGTACCTCGACAAGAGGACGCTAGTCGCATCGACCGTCGGTGACTATGACGTCGCGCTCGGTAACCTGTCGGCAGCGACGCAGAGGGGGATGTGATGGAGCTTCTCATCGACGAGGTCGACCTCACGGGCTTCGACCTCGTGTACGCGACTCTCGCGGACGCCGAGGCGAAGACCTACGCGGTCGACGTCCCTGGCGGGGGGTCGATAGACCTCACCGAGTTCGGCGGGGACGTCGCCTACCAGCAGAGGAAGCTCGACGCCCTGCTCGTGTGCAGGCGTGGCACGCACGCACAGGTGACCGAGGACGTCGCGAGGCTCGCCTCCATCCTGGACGGCAGACGTCGCTCGTTCACGATCTCGGAGCGGCCGGGCCTCACGTTCACTGGCCGCTTCTCGTTCGGGACGACGGACGAGGAGGGATGGTGCCTGCGCGCCTTCCACATCACGGCGGACGTCGACCCGTACGGTGACGGCGGGCTGCGCACGTGGCGCGTTAACGCGGCTGGTGGCATCGTCGTGGACCTCCCGAACGGTCGTAGGAGGACGCGGCCGACCATCGAGGTGTCGAGGGATACTCTCGTCGACTTCGAGGGGTCGAGCTGGACCCTGGGACCTGGGGCGCATGTCATCAATGACCTGTGGCTGCACGACGGGACGAACCAGCTCAGGGTCAACACCTACCCTGGCTACTCCTACGCTGCGCTGTCTGACTACGCGAGCGATGCCCTGTCAACGCACGCGTCAGAGATGATGTCGGCGCTCTCGGCGGGCTCGAAGCCGCTCCAGTCGCCGGACCTCCTGTCAGACCACGCGTCCGACGTCCTCATGACCATCGGGGCGACACCGCTCATGGAGCTGTCCCACAAGGCGTCAATAGGCGACGAGTACGCCGCCTACTTCCAGTACAGGACCTACGACCTCTAGGAGAGAAAGATGAGCGAATCGACGACGAACATGGGCCTCACGAAGCCGACCATGAGCGACACCGTCACGGAGTTGGTGGACGGGATGAGGAGCAACCTCGACATCCTCGACGCCTTCTATCCGGTCGGTGCCATCTGGTGGTGCACCAAGGACAAGGACCCGGCGAAGATCTTCGGAGGGGCGTGGAGCCGCATCGAGGACGTCTTCATCATGTGCGCCGGCACGAACCACGCGGCAGGGTCGACAGGCGGCGCGGAGACGCACCAGCACCTCATGCCGATCGGCTTCGACAACAACATGATGTACGGGTTCTACAACCCGACCGGTGACACGCCTGGCTACGGGTCGATCGTGCAGACAGCGAACACGAAGAAGTGGGGCATCGACTCCTCTGAGGCCACGAGCGCCCAGCGCATCGCGTACACCAAGGCCGCGGCCAGCCTCCCGCCGTTCAAGGCGGCATACGCATGGGAGCGGGTGGCCTAGGTGCTCACGCTCGAGTACGACGGCGAGGTGCTGCACGACCTCCGCGACGAGTCGCGAACCTGCACGGGCGTCTCGCTGGCGCTCGAGGCGAACCAGCCTGGCACGCTCTGCTTCACCATCCCGCCGTCACACCCGCTCCATGGGATGCTACGTGCGATGGACGCCTCGCACGAGGTCGTGGCGCTCGAAGACGGCGACGAGGTCTTCCGCGGCCGCATCACCGACGACGGCGAGGACATGCGGACCAGGACGAGCTACACGGCCGAGGGGATGCTCGCCTACCTCAACGACACGACGGTGAGGCCGTACGGCACATACGTCCCGACGGACGGCACCGAGTGGGAGCTCGTCGGTGGCACCGTCACCGAGCTCATGAGATGGTACCTGGCCCAACACGACGCCCATGCGGACGCGAACAAGCAGTTCACGCTCGGTCTCTGCGAGCCGTCCGGGACGGTCACCCGCTCGAGCACGCAGCGTCCAAAGACGAACTCAGAGATAAGCGACAAGATTCTCACCCCGATGACTGCGTACGCCCGCGTGTCGATGCAGGGGGGAAGACGTGTCATCGACATACTGGATGACGGCGGCAGCGAAGCCTCGCAGCGCATCGAGTTCGGCACGAACCTACTCGACTTCGCGAGCACGCGCAAGGCATCTGGAATAGTCACATGCATCGTCGCCACGGGAAGGGACTCCGAAGGCAACGAGTTCGGCCTCGACCGCGTGACGGACGGACAGTACGGAGACTGCCACAAGGACGGGGACAGGATCCAGTCGTGCGAGGGGGCGCGTCTCTACGGCATCATCGAGGAGGCCAGGAGCTACGAGGTGTCTACCCCCGATGGGCTCCTCAAGGCTGCCATGGACGACCTGTCAGGATGCTGGCAGACGCTCGAGTCGCTCGACATATCAGCCGTCGACCTGCATGCCATAGACCCGTCGGTCCAGCCGATAAGGCTCTACGACTGGGTGCGCATAACCTCGAAGCCGCACGGCGTGGACCAGAGGATGATGTGCAGCAAGGTGACCATGACCGACGACCCGTCGCAGACGAAGGTCACGCTCGGGTCGGTCATCCCATCCCTCACGCACGGCAACGTCATGCGGGCCTCGAGCGCACGACTGCAGGTCGAGCAGGTAATCCAGGACGCATCCGCCATATCCGCCGACGCGAAGGCAGCAGCGACCGTCGCAGGTGAGGCTGCACTCACCGCCGACTCGAAGCGTCGCGTGTTCGTCTCGGAGCCAGTGCCCCCATACGACATAGGCGATTTGTGGGTTGACGCATCGACATCAACGACGCGGGTCTGCATGACCGCGAAGAAGGAGTAGCAAATGCCTTTCGCAGATTCCGATTGGGCCCCTGCGGCCGACATCGCCAAGCCGGAGGCCCAGGCGGCACAGAAGACCGCGGACACGGCCACGACCAAGGCCGATGCCGCGCAGACGACCGCGGACACGGCCACGACCAAGGCGGACGCGGCCCAGAGGACCGCAGACACCGTCACGGGCGACCTCACGAGCTTCGTGAGGACCGTGGACAAGACGGTCGACGGCCTGCAGGCGCAGATCGACGGGAGCATCCAGACCTGGTTCTACGAGGTC